CTACGCCGCAACCAAGGATGGAAAGGTCGAGGGCGAACCGGTGTTCCTGACCAAGGAGAAGCTCGCCGAGAAGCGGGCCGACATGGGGCCGTACGTCTTCGGATGCCAGATGCTGCAGAACCCGATCGCCGATGCCACCCAGGGCTTCAAGCTGGAATGGATCCGCTACGCCGCCGCCAGTCCCCGGGGGCACAACCTGGTCGTCCTCGTCGACGCTGCCAGCGCCAAGAAGAAACTCTCAGACTACACCGCGATGTGGTGCATCGGCCTCGGCGCCGACCGCAAGGTCTACGTCCACGACATGGTCCGGGATCGATTGAGCCTGACCGAGCGCGCCTCGACACTGATGGCATGGCACCGCAAGTGGAAGCCGATGGCGGTCGGCTATGAGCAGTATGGCATGATGGCCGACATCGAGCACATCCAGGACCTGATGGAGCGGGAGAACTATCGCTTCGACATCACTGCGCTGGGCGGGACGATGCCAAAGAACGACCGGATCCGCCGGCTCATCCCATGGTTCGAGAAGGGCCGGATATACCTCCACCCGAAAATGTCCAAGACCAATTACGAAGAGCGCGAGGTCGACCTGACCAAGGCCTTCGTCGATGAAGAATATCTCCCCTTTCCAGTTGCCGTGCATGACGATATGCTGGACGCCCTGGCACGGTTCCTCGATGAGAACCTGCCGATCGCCTGGCCGATGCTGGTCGAGGACGACGACGAAGAGATGGTCCTGGAGCAGGGCCGCAATCCCATCACAGGCTACTGAGGGAGTTACCATGGACAATCTGCCGACCATCCTCGTCGCACTGCTCGCAGCTGCTGTTGTTGCGTACATCGTCTATCGCGTTGCCAGCCGCTCCGGCTCGTCCGGGACTGGTGGTGGCTTCGGCCGCTCCGGCCGGCCTGACCGCGATACAGATCCTCGCTAGGAGAAAGACCGATGGGCATTGGGATCCTGATCTTCGCACTGGTCGCGGCCCTGGTCGCCTTCCTGTGCATCTGGCTGATCGACACGGTCGGCCTTCCTCACCCGATCAACATGATCGCCAAGGCAATCGTCGTGCTTCTCGCCGTGGTGCTCATCCTCGACAGGACGGGTCTGGTCTAGCAGTCAATTCTGACATACAAGTTCGACGCAGGGAGACCCGCCAATGGCCGCCTACAACAAGTTCAACAGCTTCGTGGAGGCGGTGGCCGAGAAGGTTCACAACCTCGGATCCGACACCCTCGAGGTCGCCCTCACCGCCGCGGCCAATGCCCCGGTCGCAGGCAATACCGTCCTCGGCAACCTCACCCAGATCTCGTACACCAATCTCAGTGCCAGAACGCTGACGGTGTCGTCCTCGTCGCAGACCGGCGGATCCTACACGCTGGTCATCGCCGACAAGGTGCTGACCGCATCGGGTGCAGTGGCCCCGTTCCGCTACGTCGTGATCTTCAACCAGACGGACACGACCGGCCCGGACAGCCTGATCTGCTGGTTCGACTATGGCTCGGACGTCACCCTGGCCAATGGCGAGACCTTCACCGTCGACTTCGGCGCGCAGCTGTTCACTCTGGCTTAAGGGGATCACAATGGACTTCTCACCCGAAAATCTCCGCAAGCACTTCTGGGATCTGACCGCGCAGCACGACAAGATCCAGGAGAAGCTGCAGCCGCTGCGGGACGAGCTCGACGCGACCGTGGCCGGCGAAGGCGACATCTCCGTCAAGGAGGCACGCGCCAAGGAAGAGAAACTGCGGCCGAAGATCAAGAAGCTGCAGAACGAACTCTATCCAATCGAGATGGAGCGCGCTGCTGTAGCCCGTGCGCTGGGCGGCAAGACCGGCGAACCCATCAAGGAGTAAGCCTCATGGGTCAGCCGCCGGTCTCGCTCGGCTGGATGGTGGCTGACCTGGCAGGGGCTGGCTGATGGCTCGTCCTGTCCTCCAGGGCCGCAAGAACGTCACCTTCAACGGGACGACCACCAACCCTGCGTCGATCTCCCTGACGTCGGGCTGGACCGTCGGAGCTGGCGGTGCAACCTATACTCCGGTCGAGGACGATGTCGTCTACGTCGGTTATTCCATCGGTTCCAGTTCGGACGCCGACAGGGATGTCACAATCGTCACCAGCGGCTACACCGAACTGGCTGACCTCTTCTCCAATGGCAGCTCGCAAGAGAGCAACCTCGGCGTCTTCCGCAAGGTCATGGGTGCGACACCGGACACCGCGCTCCAGGTCGGGCCAACCGGTAACAACGCCTTTGCCGGTGCAGTACAGGTCGAGGTCTGGTCCGGGGTCGACACGACGACGCCTGAAGACGTCACGACGACCACCGCGACAGGAAGCGGAACAGACCGGCCAAACCCGCCATCGATCACCCCGACGACGGCTGACGCGGTAGTCACCGTATTCGGCTCCGGCGCCAGCGGCACTGGTGCGGCCTTCACCCAGTCCGGGTCGGAGCTGACCAATTTCCTGTCGACCAATTCAGCCGACAGCACGGATGCGACGATTGGCGGCGGTCACTTCGAATGGACCAGCGGAGCCTTCGACCCGGTAGTGTGGACTGGCGGAGCGAACCTCGGCACCAATGCATGGTGTGCGGCTTGTGTCGCCCTGCGCCCAGCGCCCCTGGCCTATTCGATGCCCGCCGATGCAGGGTCTTACACCCTGACCGGAACAGCTACTGGCCTGCTTAGGGGGCTAGTGCTTCAGGCCGAGCAGCCAACGCCTGCCGGATACGGGCCCGAGCTGCTCACCAATGGCGACTTCGGAGGCGGCGCAACGACTGGCTGGACACCGGGCGGCGCCACTCTCTCGGTTGTCTCCGGCCGGCTGCGCGTGACCAACACCGCCGCCAGCATCGGGTTCGCCGACCAGACGGTCTCTTCCGAGATCGGCCGGAAGTACCGTGCCACTGCCGATCGATACGACGGGACGGCACCGGCCAGGCTCTGGATCGGAAAGGAAGGGAGCCCGTACTACACCATCGACGATGGCACCGGCGCGACCGACGTCACGTTCACCGCCGAAGTGACCACGGTGACCTTCCGCGCCCATGCCCTCGAAGCGACCTTGGGAGACTACGCCGAGTACGACAACTTCAGCCTGAAGGAGGGTTTCGGCTACTTCGTCAGCGGCACCGACGCGACATTGAGCACCGGCGTCAGCTCGCAGACCATGTCGGCGGATCCGGGCTCTTATGCCCTGACGGGCACCGCAGCCAGCCTGCTGTTCAACCGCCTGGTCGAGGCAGTCCCAGGATCCTACGCGCTCACCGGGACGGCGACCAATCTCTACCGCAATCGCCTGATCACCGCCGTCGCCGGCGTCTACACCTACACCGGCACGGCCGCGAACCTGCGCGAGAGCGGGATCGTGATGAGTGCCGATCCGGCAACCTATTCGCTGACCGGGACTGCGGCGAACTTCCTCAAGGGGCGAACGGCCGCCGCAGATCCTGGCATTTACGCCCTGACCGGCACGGCAGTGACGTTCCTCCGCTCGGTCGCCATGCCTGCGGCCGCTGGATCCTATTCCCTGACGGGAACTGCGGCCAACCTGGCCCGCGGCCGTTCGCTGGCTGCAGACCCCGGGACATACGCGCTGACCGGGACTGCGGCCGGCCTTCTCCACAGCAAGGTCATCGCTGCCGAGGCCGGGATTTATACATACGTCGGCACGGATCCAGGCCTGTCGCGTACTATCAATTATTCGATGCCGGTCGATGCCGGAGTGTACATGCTTACAGGAGTTGCTGTCGGTATGAGTGTTGGCGTTTTCGATTTCTGGGTGGTCGAGCCAGATCCAGTGACCGTCGTGTGGCAAGTTGAGGCAGATCCTGCGACCGCGGTCGGCGCGAACTACGTCGGTTTCAATTCGTTGTTCTATGATCCGTCGTTTTACGATACGACAATGCAAACATGGGCGACGGAGGACCGGCCACAGACCGTGGCCATATTCGAGGAGACCTAGTCATGGCCAAGGCCAAAACCACCCGTAAGAGCACCCGCAACGTCCGCATCGAAGGCGTCGATCCCCAGCTGGCCAAGGCGGCTCATGCAGCAGCCGACAAGGAAAGCGCGACGAGGCTCGAGGCGGCAACGCTCCCGACCGCCAAGCGCGACCCGGAAGAGACCCACACCAGGCTCGCCACGCCGAGCGACCCCGAGGCGATCGAACAG